TTGACGGCCGAATAGCGACTTGCCGCGTGCCTTCGCTTCCTCGCGCTGAACAAGGTCGAAGTAATGCGCACGCAACGCAATCAGGTCTTTTATGTCGGTGCGTTCTAGTTCGCGGTTATTGATGCGGTAACTTTTCTGATCGATCGTTGCCCGCTTATCTAGGACAGCGTCGATCGCATCAAGCGCCTTGCGCGCCCTACTTCGAATGTCGGTTCCGTCTGCAATCTTGGATACGTCCGGCAGTACGCGCACGCCGCCCTGTTCAATCAAGTGCGCATCACTGCCGGACACTGCCCGTAGGAAATAGGTGTATTCGCCAGTGGCCCATGTCGCCGTTTCTGCGGCGTTGGCGCTGAATACGTGGCGGGCGCTTTCGCGCTCTCCCGTCAGGGTGATCGTGCCGGTTCCGCGCAGCAATAATTCAAGCGTCCATTCAGCGCCGGAAAAATTCGGCTGCCACGTCTGCGCGTTGAAATTGATGCCGCTATTTATGGTGCTCGGTACGATTCGGGACACGCCGTTCCTATTTCCAGCCATTCACCCAATTCGCTCGGCGGGCTGCCGGCGATCTACGGATGCGGCTAGTTTCGGATCGTTGCTTCGCTTCGTCTTTTGCAATCATGTCCGCTTTCTTCGGCGCACGAACTGCGATTCCCTGTTCAACAGGCGCGGCGATTTCTTCCGGCGTAACTGGTGCGGACTCCTTCGCGCGCTCGGCAAGCATCGCTTGTGCGCGCGGGTGATTCATCATGCGCTCGCGCTCGCGGCGCAATGACGGCTGCATGATCTTCAGCGCGGCCAACGCATACACGCGGCAGTCCAACGCTTCGTTACGCGCCTTGTCGGGCTTGTGCCAAGTGCGCACGGGCTGGCCTTTGACGTAGTGAGTCACTAGTTTTTCGACGGTGATCTGCTTGCACCATTCGTCCAACGACAGGCCGCCTTCAGCGTCACGCGATGCCGGAATGTGGCAATAGCCCGGACCCGGCACGTCATTCGAAAGCCGACGCATGACAATCTGCTTTGCCTCGTCGACTGCGACGTTAAAAAGATCCACTTTTCGCGCGTTTTTGCCCGACTGCTTGCGCTGCATCTTTTCGACGATCGGTTTACCGAAGCCCGGCACGCCCTTAATGCCGAAGATGCGGCGGCCAGTCTTGCCGCGGAGGTAGTCATACGCGCAGTGCGTGTAACCGTTCGTACCGCCGGTATCTAGGCACGCTGCTTTAATCTGCATCGGTGCGCCGGTTTCGTGGACCCACGTTTCGGCCAGCAAGTCGTCAAGATCGTTCCACACGTCGCCGGCAAGCGGATCACCCCACAACACGCGGTATTCGATTGACCATGATTCCTCGCCCTCACCCCATGCGACGATTTCAACTTCAAGGCGATCAATCTGCATGTCGATGCCGGCCGTCAGATAGACGCCGCCCATCGGAACCTGCGCAAAGTACGTTTCAGCGCGTGCGATCAATGCATCCGGGTCCGCCTGATCGCCCTGCACTTCATACACTTCCGACAGCGACACATTGACGAACGTCTGGATGTCGTCAGTGCGTAGCTTGTCCAGATAGTCGCGCACGATGTCGCCCATCTTGCGGAATAGCGAATACGCCTCCCACAAGTGATAGCTGGCGTGCCCCTTGAACGGCTTGGCTGCGCGCCAGCCGGCGCCCTGCGACTCAGCGTTACGGATCGCTGCGGATCGTTGGCCGTCGTTCCATAATTCGCCACATCCCTCGCACGCGTAACAAGCCGTTTCCGGCTTGTGCGCTTCGAAGTCGCGACGGTCTTCGTCAGCAGTATCGACGCTGGTCGACTGGCGGCCGACCCAGGTCACGTTTTCCCAGCGTAAAGCCTGCGCCAGATTGCAGTGCGGGCAGTGAACGAAGAATCGGCGCTGATCGCCGGCTTCCCAGCTTTCATCGATATAGCTCGCGCCCTTTACCGTCGGCGTGCTGATTTCGAACAGGAAGCGTTCATCGCCGAACGTCGCGGCACGCTGCCACAGCAGGCCGACCGGATGCCCTTCCTCGGTGCGCCCGTAGCCGTCGACTTCATCGCAGCCAATGAACGGTGCTGATCGGCCCCGCATCGTCTTCGGCGATCCCGCCCACGCCATCATCAGGAAGCCGCCGGGGTACGACTTCATTTGCTGATTGTTGACGCCCTCGCGCCCTCGCGGCTTCGCGATGCGTTTCGCGATGCTCGGCGACGATTCGACCAGTGGGTTAAATTTCGTTTCCAGCCACGTTTGCACGTCGCCTTTCGAAGGCTGCATCATCATCTGCGAGCGCGGCCGCATTTCGATCGCGTAGCCCTGCACGCACAGCAGCGTCATCGTCTTGCCGACCTGCGCACCCCATTTCAGCGTGACGCGGTAGCAGTCCGGGTTCACGAACTGATCCATCGGTTCGCGTTGATACGGCGCATTCGCTATGCGATATGGACCGGGCACAGCGTTGCCGGTCGGAATGCGGACGTTTGCTTCGGCCCACTGCGACGGCGGTAGGTCCGGGGGCGGCATCAGCATCGCCAGCGCATTGCGCACCGCCCTCGCGATGCCGCTATGGTTCGCGTAGTGGGCGACGTCAAGCATCGTCATCGCCACCATCGGCCGCTTCGTCGCCGCCGGTTACATCCATGCCCGCCAGAACTTCAAGCGTCGAATCCACCTCGGCCAATAGCACGGCCTTGAACTTGCGCTCGTCCTGCTCACCCAACAGCTGCGACACGCAACGCGACACGAACGCGCCGCGCAACTTGCTTTGCATCTCAGCCATGACGCGCGTAAGGGCGCGTTCCATATCGACGACTGGTGCCAGCTCGCCCATTTTCGCGAGCGCTTCCAGTTCGACGATTTTCGTATCGGCGATCAGCTTGCGCTTGCGCAGCGCAGCTTCGTCCTGGACTTCATTGCCGGCGGCCTCGTCCCGTGCGCGCTGCTCGCGCCACTCGGCGACATCGGCCGTGTCGAAGGCCCATTCCTTGCCGCTGCCGCCCTTCACTACGTAAGGGCAGCCGGCACGGCGCCATGCGTCGACCGTCGGCAAGCTAATGCCAAAGACCTCCGCAAGTTGCTGTCGGTTTACCTTTGTACCCTTACCGCGTGCCATGAAATTAGGGGTTTTCGCCTAGATGCATAAACAAAAAAGTGGAATTCGAAGGGCACGCACACTGCGAAATCCGGGGTGTCGAGGACCCCGCCCTATGTGCCCCCGTAGGAAGGACCCGCGGAATTAACGAGTCGTTAACGGCTGACGCAGGGACGGGGTACGCGACAGGCTTGGTTGCGTGCCGAGTCAATGAGTTACGCGCGTATCACTCGCGAATTTGCTGCACCACTGCGGTGCGCCCGGTGTGCTGCCGTTGACCGTGAAGCCCGACTGCGACAGCAGCCCACATACCAGTGCGGCCGTCCGCTCTGCTAAGTCGTGATAGTCATGTGCGACTGCGGCGTGATTCGACAACAGGTCGACGTCGCTACCGCTGCGCGGCTGGGGCAACGTCTGCGGCTCTTGCAGCTGTGATTGAGGAATCGTGATATTCGGTTGCGTCACTGAAGGCGCCGGCATTGGCAGCGGTCCAGATGCGCATGAACTCACCATCAGCAGTGCCACGACTGCAAGCGTCACCAGTGATAGACGAATGGACGTGCGCATATGTCTCGATATCCTTGTGCAGCGTGTCGAAGTGATCGGCCTGCGCGGCTGATCGATCGATGTGCGCTTGTTCGCCGTGTGCGGCGCTCTGCGCGTTCTCGTGGTCGGTGTTGCGGGCTCGGGTAACGGCATCGGCGCGTGACGCTTGTGCGCTCGTCAGCGCGCTTTGCGCGGCGTTAGCTGCTCGGTAGTCGCGTAGCTTGTAACCGGCAAAGAATGCCGCGACCGTCCACAGCGCAAAGGCGGTGATGATCGCGGCCAGCTTCACAACTTCGCCTCGCTGAATACCCATGCGTACAGCTTTCGCATGTGGCGGAACAGTCCAGCGTCAGCAAGTGCATCCAGCTTTCCATCGACGTAGCGGATCGAATCCGCAGCAATGCAACACAGTT